TTTTAGTTGTCTAGCTTAATTTTACAATCGGCGTTATCAAAAAATCGAAGATTCAATCATGGGAGTTTCCGAACTTTCAAAACAAGATAAAAAATTCCAAAGCTTACTAACTAAAGCTAACTCTTGAGGAAAGGAGGAAAATCATGGAACAATTTTCTGTTGAAGCCTTATTAAAAGCCACAGATAGTGGATTTGTAAAGACTTTTAAAGATGCACAAGATGCTGTTAAAACTTTTGAAAAGAATTCAAATAGTATGACAACCGCCGTTGGTAAAGTGATGCAAGGTACTGGTGCCGCAATGACAAAGTATATTACCACTCCTCTTATAGGAGTAGGCGTAGCAGCTGCTAAAGTTGGTGGCGATTTTGAAGAACAGATGAGTAGAGTGAAAGCTATCTCTGGCGCAACAGGTAAGTCTTTTGATGAATTAAGACAACAGGCTGTTGATTTGGGTGCTAAGACAGCATTTAGCGCTAAGGAGTCAGCTGCTGGAATGGAAAACTTAGCTTCTGCTGGATTTAGCGCACAAGAAATCATGAAAGCAATGCCGGGTCTTTTAGACTTAGCAGCTGTATCTGGAGGGGATGTGGCTTTAGCTTCTGAAAATACTGCTACTGCTTTGAGAGGATTTGGTTTAGAAGCAAGTGAAGCAGGACATGTCGCTGATGTATTTGCTCGTGCTGCTGCGGATACCAATGCTGAAGTTGGAGACATGGGAGAGGCATTGAAGTATGTTGCTCCTGTAGCCAATTCAATGGGTATTTCTTTGGAAGAAACTGCAGCAGCTATTGGTATTATGAGTGACGCAGGTATTAAGGGTTCTCAAGCAGGTACAACGTTGCGAGGAGCATTGTCTAGGTTAGCAAGGCCAACAAAGGCTATGCAAGATACAATGGATAATTTAGGTGTTTCGTTTTATGATGCTGACGGTAAAATGAAACCTTTAAAAACTCAAGTAGAATTACTTAAAAAAGCTTTTGAAGGCCTGACGCCTGAACAACAACAAAATGCTTTAGTAACACTATATGGGCAAGAATCATTATCAGGGATGATGGCTTTGATTGATAAAGGACCTGATTCATTGGGCAAATTAACAAAATCTCTGAAAGATTCTGATGGTGCAGCTGACGATATGGCTCGGACCATGCAAGATAATATGAATTCTTCCATCGAGCAAATGTTTGGAGCTTTTGAGTCAGCAGCTATTGTAATTCAAAAGATTCTAGCACCATCCATCAAAAAAGTAGCAGATGCTATATCCGGCTTAGTAGAAAAATTTGTAAGTGCTCCAGAATCAACTCAAAAATTAGTAGTGGCCATAGGAGCAATTGTCGCTGCTATAGGACCGTTAATTTTTATGATTGGTTCAGTAATTATATGGATCAATAGGGTGAAAGTAGCTTTTAAAGCTTTAAGTGAAAGTTCAAAATTGTTTAGTGGATTAAGTAAAGCAATGGGTCTTCTTACAAATCCGGTTTTTCTGGTTATAGCTGCGGTAGCACTACTCGTTGTAGGTTTCATCTATCTTTGGAATACGAGTGAAGATTTTAGAAACTTTTGGATTGGCTTATGGGAGGGAATCAAGTCTGCTGTAAGCTCGGCAGTAGAATGGATTCAGAATGCATGGAAATCTACAGGAGAATGGTTTAACAATTTATGGAAGTCCATTAAAGAAGGCGCAGACAATGTTTGGACTACAATTCAAGAAGCTCCTGGGAAAGTGGCAGATTGGATCAAGAATAAATGGACTGAAACAAAAGAGTTCTTTTCAAATTTATGGTCAAGTATTGCAAACTCTGCTTCAGAGATGTGGAATAGTTTAAAAGAAGGTGTCATATCAGTTATTGATGATTTAGTTTCAAGTGCTGGTGAAAAATGGGAAGGGTTTAAAAATACTATATCTACTGCATGGAAAACAATTACAAGTAAAATCAAATCTGGTTTTGATTTTATACTAAAATATATTGGTCCATTTGTAAGTAGCTTTTCAGATGTGTTCTCTAATATAGTGAAAGCAATAACAAGTATATTTGCTGAGGTTAAAAACATAATAGTAAATGCTTGGGAAATCATTAAGTCTTTAATAGCTGCGCCGCTACTGTTTATTATAGATTTAATTACTGGTGACTTCGAACAAATGAAAGAGGATTTAGATCTAATCTGGAACACACTTGTCCAATCAGTGGTAAATATTTGGACATCTGTAAAAAATATATTTACGGAATATATCGGTGCAATAGTAAATAGTGCCGTTAGTTTATGGACTGGATTCATACAAAGTATTTCTAATATTTGGAATGAAGTAGTTTATCAAGCGACTATGATTTGGATTGATTTGAAACTATTTTTTACTAATTTATGGATTGATATTAAATACAGTGCAATTCAAATGTGGATAAATCTAAAATTCTCCATAATTCAAACTTGGATTGATACAAAATATGGTGCAATTGAACTTTGGAATAATCTAAAACAATGGTTTTTCCAAACGGTTAATAATATCGTGCAAACTCTTATAAAAAGTTGGAACAGCTTAAAGCAAGGAACGATAGATTTATTTAATAATACGGTTCAAGGTGCTAAAGATATTTGGACTTCATTCAAATCTTGGATTGGTGATTTAATTACTGGAACCAAAGATAACGTTATTCAAGGTTGGAAAAACCTAAAACAAGGCACTATAGATACTTTCAACAATTTAGTAAATGGTGCTCAAGAGGCATGGGATAATTTAGTAAATGCTGTTAGTGATACGGTTGATAGAGTAACTGGCTGGTTTGATAACTTGAAAAATATCGATTTACTAGCAGCCGGAAAAGCTATCATGGATAGTTTTCTAGAAGGGTTACAAAATGCATGGAAATCTGTGCAAGATTTTGTTGGAGGTATTGGTGACTGGATTCGTGAACACAAAGGACCTATCCAATACGATAGAAAGCTATTGATTCCAGCTGGTCAGGCTATTATGAATGGTCTGCATAAAGGTCTGATGGGAGGATTCAATGATGTACAGAATACTGTTGGAAGTATGGCAGACTTTATCGCGGAACTTTTCAATGCAAATCCTGATGTAGATATAGCTGCAAATCTGAAAAATGCAAATAAAAACATTGGTGCACAAGTTGAACATAAAGTAAATATGGGCGGCTCTACTAAACCAGCTGTATTTAAATTCAATCTTGGAAGACAATCGTTTAGATTATTTTTGGACGATATTGCACAAGCTATGGGCGAAGGTGCAGACATTAATCTAGAATTTTAGGAGGGAATATTTTGGATCAGCGAGAAAATAAAATGTACTCATTCAAAGATACAACTATTAATCTCAATAGTTCTAAACGATTCCTTCCAACGTCTGCCATGATGTACGATGGAATGTATTTAGAAGATTTGATTGAGGGTTATCAAACGCTTACGGTGGAAGGTAGAGAAATGCTTTCTGTAGAAGTTGAACAGCAAGAGATACAAATTGGTTCAATCATTACAAATCAGAAAATACCTTCAAGAACACTAAAAATAACATACAAGTTAGAAGACAGAGATCCAGAAAAATTACAGTTTAAATTCAAAGAACTGTTGAATTATTTATACCGGAATGAAGACGTGGAAATTAGGTTTCATGATGAATTAGATTATTATTACTACGGTCGCTATACATCAACTGATACTGTTCCAGGAGACTCCAACTCGATTATTTCGAGTTTTAATGTATTCTGTGCGGATCCACTAAAGTATACGAAAGAATGTGTTAGTGATGGCTATATTGGAAATCCAATACAGTTTCCTATAACACCAAGAAAAATTGAAGTTACTTTATCCATGAATAATTCAATCAAAATTACAAACGGAGAACAAAATATCACGATAACTGATGCGGCAATAAAAACAGGAGACGTGTTGGTTTTTGATTTTTCCGATGAGCAGGTAACTGTAAACGGAGAAGATTGTACTTCTATGATTGATTTAGAAAGTGATTTTGAGAACTTTTATCTTAAGCAAGGTCAGAAGATAACTAGCAATAATGGGAAGCTTAAAATATTCTATAGGGGGGCGACAATTTGAGTGAGACAATTTATTTCTTTGATCACTTGCAAAAACTTATTAAAAGAAAAAATAAAAGAAGTTTAATTGAAGTCTCCCAAGAAAAAGAAATTAGTTCTGATAAGAGTGATCTAATGAAAGATACTCTTTACGTTACGACAAAATATGATAAAGAAATAGAAGATGCAAGATATATGGCGATTCGTGAAAACGAGTCGTCTTTTTCGTTGTATCGAATTACTAAAGTGAGCGACCCATCTGAAACATTAGAGTTTACAGGGTTAGGATTTGCGACAAATGAATTAGATGCTTACATCATCAAAGATATTAGGCCGAGTGGGCAGCCCTTAAAAAATGTTCTTGATCGATTGATTGAATTTACTGAAGGAAATTGGCGCGTTGGTCACGTAGAAGCAATGTTACCAGCAGTAACTGCAACTTTTTACTATGTCTCTGTAAAAGAAGCGTTGAAAGAATTGCAAACCTTAGGTATGGAATTTGTCTTTAGGTGTTCTTTGAATTCTGATGGAATAAAGGATAAATGGATCGAAGTATATGAACAAATTGGTGAAGAATCGAATACACGTTTTGTATATGGTAGTAAAGCATTAACAGTTGTAAGAGAGATAGATCGAAGCTCCATCTCAACTTCAATGATAGGTCGCGGGCGAGGCGAAGAGGTTGGTGACGGATACGGTAGAAGAATTGAATTCACTGATGTTGAATGGAAAAAGTCGAATGGTGATCCTTTAGATAAGCCTAAAGGCCAAAATTGGCTTGAAGATCCGGAAGCAACTCAAAAGTATGGTATACCACAAAAAGATGGATCAATGAGAAAGCGAGAAACCGTGGTAGTGTTTGATGATATAGATGATCCAACAGAATTACTTAAAAATACTTATTCAACCTTAATCGATTCTGCTAGACCGTTAGTACAATTCAAAGCCGAAATCACTGGAGGAGATGTGATAGGAAATACAGTGACTATTCACAGATACGATAAAGGTTATCACTATAAAACTCGTATTTATAAAACTACATTCAATCGGCTTACCGGTCAAACGAATATCGAACTAGGGGATAATTTAACACAAGATGTTAGAAAACAAACGGCTTCTATTGTCAATAATATTAATAGTTTAGAATCTAGCAAAATGACATTTTACGAATCGACAGAGATTGGAAAATATCAAGATGACATTATGCGAGGTGCAGGAGATAATGGCGGTTCTATTTATTGGGTAAATGGAATTGAAGCTGGTGTTAGTGATAGTAGAGAAATCTATGAAACTGTTTATATGGATGGACCTAACATTCCTAGATCACGCTTTTTTATGGTCCAAAATAACTCAGGGATATCTTTCAAACAATGTAAAAAAGGTGAGTGGCAAACAATTCAAGATGTACACAATGGTGATAGCACGACCGCTTGGACGTTGGATGGAACTTTCAATGCTAATTTTATTCGCGCAGGCATTCTGTCTGGTATCCTCGTGCAAGGGGTAGCTTTAAAAACATTTGACGATAAAGATTTCCAATTAGTGGCAGAGGGGGGAGAACTTTCTTTTGAAAAACAAGTCAAGTCTACTGGACTAGATGATGTACATGGAGAACGCTTGGGCTCAATTGTATCTACTTATGGTTCTAAAGGGATTAACGGCTTTGCTGTCTGGAAAGAGCCAAACTATATTTTTTCCATTAATGCTGGGGACGGTGGCGATCGAGGGAATCCTATTTTTCAAATTCCAGCAGATGTTACTGCTGATAAGCGCAAATATAATCTTTATGGTGACGGCAATTTTTCAGAAGGAAATATAACCATAGATGGACGGCTAGATGTAAAAGAACTCTATGTTAACGGTACAAAAATTGACACTAATGGAGGAGGCAATTCCGGAGGGAACGATAACGGTTGGAACGGACAATACCCACCAGGAGTAACTACTGATCGGGATAAACGATATTGGCAAATTTGGGCAACGGCAATAGGTGCCGGTTTTACACAACAAGCTGCTGCAGCCTTACTTGGAAATGCACAAGGAGAATCAGATGCTAATCCAACCGCTGATGAGGGCAATGGCGCACCAGGGTTCGGTTATGGTGTATGGCAATGGACCGATTCTTCTGGCGCAACTAGCGGACGTGTCTACATGATCAATTTAATGACAAAGGCTGGCATCAGTGATGATCCAGACACAATCACGGCACAGTTCAAATTGTTGATGTGGCATGTACCAAATGGTCAATGGATCGCAACTAGCGCTTATCCTTACACATGGACACAATTCATGAATCTGACCGATATCAACACAGCAGCACAAGCATTCGTGGCTAACTTTGAACGTCCACGTGATCCACATCCAGAACGGACGGCATGGTCACAAGAATGGTATGACAAGTTCAAAGATTTGGAAATTCCTGTATCAAAAGGATATATGAAGCCGATTGCGGATCCAATCACAGTGACGAGCGAATTTGGCTGGCGCACTTCTCCAATCACAGGAGCACAAGAATTTCATAACGGTATTGACCTTGTAAATGGAAATCCTAATACACCTATTTTTGCTTCAGCGGATGGCGAAGTGATTGTTGCAGGTGATGCAAATTACTTTGACTGGTATGGAAATTGGACAGTGATTAAACACGCTGATGGAATGTATACAGGATACGCGCATCAAAGCCGAGTAGACGTCTCAAAAGGTCAGAAGGTAACTGCTGGTCAGCAAATTGGACTGATGGGGACAACAGGACCATCCACTGGAGAACATCTTCATTTTCAATTTATGGATGAGTTTTATCCATCTTCTTCAGGTCATTTCCACAATGCAAGAGACTACATCGATTTCTAAAGGAGGGATAGTCATGGCAGAAACGCAGCATAAAATGGTCCTATCCACCACCGAACCAAACAACGGAATAAATTTGGTTCGAATTCGGCAAGGGGATGTTTTAACGCAAAAGTTCGTTGTTGAAGTGGTGGAACATGGCAAACTAAAAACATTCGAGGGCCTAGTGCCGTTTTTTATTAATACAACAAAATTTGGCGAAAACCAACCTGTTGAACAAAAAGTACAAGAATACAGTCCAGCGCAAGCAAGGCTTGTTTACACCTTAAGTGAGCCTGACTGGCAATGGGGTGGTGAAAACACCGCACATTTCAGTTTCCGATCACTTAATGGTGATGGAACTTGGAGTGAACAATTTAGCACACAGGATTTTACCTATCGAGTCATTTCTGGAATATCTAGAAGCCAGTTACGTGACTCTGGCTATGTGTGGACATTTGAGGATTTGCTAAGAAAATTCAAAGATTACATGGATCAGGGCAAAAATGACTGGGAGCAGTGGTTAGAAGATAATCGTGAAATACTGGAAAATATCGATCCAGGTGGTACGATCATTAACATTCTGAATGAAGCTAAAGGCGACTACGAATCATTAGCTGATCGTTTAAACCAAAAATACCAAGTGCCAGTCGGCAGCTCACAAATTAGAGAAACAACACGCTTTTTTGATTACGACACGATGAAATACGTTGACCTAGTGCCGCGCAATTTGAATACGGTTGTCAACAGTGTTAATAACAGCAAATTTAACTTTTCTTTCATTACAGACATTCACGTAGATAATCACAACTTGCGTATAGATGGCGTCGGTTACAAAGATGCTTCTTATTTAAGACATTGGCGCGCAATCCCTCAATTTCAAAAATTAGGGAACAAAACAGATGTGATGATTTACGGCGGAGACAATATCGACGGCGGACTTGGTTCACTCGGCAGCGATATAGGCATTATTGATGAATGGAGCGCGCGACATTCCATGTTAGGCACGCTCAAACGCTTCACTAACGCAGCGGTAGCAGGACAAGAAAAACCGGTTATTATCTGCAAAGGGAATCACGACGCTTGTTTCGACCCCGCATGGCGCAAGCGAAAGGGAATGTTATGCAACGCTGACTTCGAAGAGTATTGGAACGGTTTGTACGGTGGCGTGTTGTTCCCAGATAAAAACGCAGCAATTTACCGTTTCGATACTTGTGATTTTTACGAAGGCGGCACAGGTGACAAGTACGTGGACGGTTACAGCGATACAGCGCCGGGAGCTTTCAGTGCCAAACAAATTAACGCTTTCGGAGAATGGTTAGTGAACGTTCCGAGAAACTATCATGTGGCGTTAGTAGGACATGTGCCTTTAGGTCTCAGCAAGTTTCCCGTTCGCAATGAAAACATGATTAGCACGTTGATAGAAGGGTTTAAATCTGGTAGTCCGGTAACTATCGATTGGTCTAAATTAGGACAACCGAATGACGGTTCGTTCGGCGGATTAAAGACCTTCGCAATGAATACAAAAGGCGCCGGCGTTGTAGTAGGTTATTTCTGCGGGCATTGGCACGAACAAGTCGAAGGGGCGTTTGGAACAGTAAAAATGATTATTTGCGACGTTGGTTTTTCTCAAACAGCTAGCCAAGTAGACACGCCGGACGAATTAGCGTTTTACAAAATAGAAGTTGACACAGCAACGAGAAAAGTGACAAGTAAAGGCGTAGGACGCGCGAAAGACTTCACTTATAACTATTAAGGCGGTGAACAATTAAATGTTAGATTTTCAAAGCAAACCAAATATTTTTGAAGAAATGAGTTATGAAGAGGCTGTGAAATGGTTATTGCGTCAAGCGGCTATCCATTACGACGGCTCGGATCACGACGCGCACGTCCTAGCTACTGAAAGCAACGCGGGCTTTGCTACACCAGAAACAGTTATGCAAGCGCGTGGGCGTTGGTTACGCGATTATAAGTTGCCACAAAAATATCCAAACATTTTAGACATTCCGCCCGGCAAATACGCGACTAAAGCCGGCTGGGGAGCGAACAACCCCGGCGGAATCGAAGATGATAGTTTTGTTGAAATGATGGTATTCGCGGATCACGATTTGAGGAAATTAATCGTTGCTTTTGCTCGTTATAGCGGCGAAATTTACATCAAAATGACACATAACAGCGACCCGGTAGAAGGTTATAATTCACTAGGTTGGCGGCGTGTTTACACTACTTCTGTTCTTTTTGAGGGAGAATTAAGAAAAGGGCAATCGGTCAATCTACCAGACGACACCTTTCGTTACCAAACGCTTCGTATCCACTACACAGACGGGGACGGCGACTTTATAGAAGAGATAAAACGTCAAAGATACGCGCGAATTACAAAAGCGAATTTATGGAATGGAGACGCGGGAGTGACGTTCATCGAATTTGAGCTGACAATCGAAGCGCGAAAGATAACGATGTCAAACGGCAGAGTTTTAAATATTTCATCCGGCAATGTTTCCAATCCCGCAATGAGCAACGACGTGAAAATAACTAAGATTGAAGGTGTGAAATAATGGCGCATGTCATCAAAAAAGGCTCTATCACAGTATCTACACAGCCGAAAGACTACGATTTGCAAGCAACGGGGCTTGTATTTAAATCATACGATAATCAAATAGCGTTAGAGTTCAACGTCGAACAACAGAACGGCACACCGGTGGACTTGCTAGGAGCTAACTTGCGCTTGTTGATGTTTATCTATGATGAAGTAGATGGAATGATCACGAAAGAGCCAATCCCTTTTATCACGAAAAACCTCATCACTGAAAGCTTCTTGAATGGACAGGTCGTATATATCTTGCCAGAAGCGATGAAAGCTTATAACGGTATGGTGGAAGCTTATGTTTACATCGAGTATCCAGACGGATCAACAAGTGATAACTTAGGCTTCACCTTCCGTATGAAGCGTTCAGCAATCGACGGACTAGCGCAAGATAAAGCAGACTACTTTATTGCAGACTTTCAACAATTACTTGATGGAGTCAAACAAGAAGCAACAGATGCAGTAAATGAGGTACTAGCAAAGGTTGAGGCTGTTTCTAAAAATGTTAGTTCAGCGCAAAATGATCTAACTATACTTGAAGACCGTATTGATCAAACGAACCAGCAAATCGGCGATCTCGGCAAGCTGAAAAAGATGTACAGTAACAGCATCGACTTCGGGGGCTATGATTATAGTGGGAATCCGAATTTAATGTCCAAACTAAAATCGAGCGATTTTAACGTTGGTTACCACGGGTCACTAACTTCGGATAACGAAAAGCTACATTTTACTTCTGATGGTACAGGAAGCATTATTATGTTTACGCGTATTAATACACCTCAGCTTGCTAGTGGGAAAACCTATACTCTGAGTGCGAAAGTTCGATTTGATGAAGGAACTACAGGAGCTATTGATAAATTACGTTTGGTGTATCGTACATCACCAGGAGAAAAGATATTATTGGAAGCAAATAGTACAAATATTACAACAGATGATGTAGGGAAAGAAATAACAATCAAAGGTACAGCTAACGTTAATTATCAAATCACAAATTTAGATCGATTTTATATGAGTATTAGCTTTGTTGACAGGGATAAAATAAATGGCGGATTTAAGTTGTACGACATCAAAATCGAAGAAGGCTCAACAGCCACCCCATATCAGCCAAACTTACTTGATGACCCTTACTGGCTAGGTAAAGCGCCTTTGGGTGAGAATATTGCTAATAAGTCTGTTACGTTTCCAATCAAATCTAGCGCCTACAGCCTATACCAAGCTAACATGGAAGAAGAATTTGTTTTAGGTCAAACCTATACAATTACCATGAAGGCAACCAAACCACCTATCCAAACGTTCATTGTTTACAACGAGGATAGTGGAGATTATAGATATGGTAACTTAGAGCCAGTAGAAGGGTTAGTTGATACATGGGGTCTGACTTTTACACCGCAGAAGGTTGGAGTTAACTACCCCAAACGGTTAACTATTATCCAGTATCCCCAATCAACAACAGGTGCATGTCAAATTGACTGGCTCAAGATCGAAAAAGGCGACACACGAACCCCGAATATTAGTCAGTTTAAATACTTTGGTGAAGGCTTGAAAGACAGTAACAATCCCAATGATTACAGTTGGGATGTCACACCTGAATATACTGAAAAAGGCTTGAATGATGCTGTTAATGTGTATGATCCTCAGAGAGTTGAAGGTTTGAAAAACTTTGCCGATGGTATTCAAATAGCAGGAGATAAAGTGATCAGTGAAAATGATTGCACTGTTTATACATTAACTAAAGACAACAGTCAATCGTTTATCGATGGGTATGCAACATTTATTAAACACGGAAAAGAAGTTATTGTAAATGGTACAGTAAAGTTCAAAAAAGCTTATGCTTTTGGTGTACCACTTGATGATGAAGTCCCAGATGAATTTATTGCAAGAATTGTTCATGGCATGTTAGTGGGATCTTCTGGCGGAAATAGCGTTGCAAAAGCAATGTATGTACGAAAAGATTTAGGAACAATTGTGACAAATAGCGATTTTGTTGTAAACGAATGGTTTACATTCAACGGTCATTACTGGGTAGGAGGGAAATAAATGAAAAACATTTGGAAATATGGACGAACAGGTGGAGAGTATGCTGGACAAGTGCTTGATGATATGGTTATGACTGTTCCATTTACCGATGTTCCACCACTCGAAGGAATTCGTACTGATGGCGAACCGCTAACGATTGCTGATCAGATGTTTGATCCTAAACTGAACCAATGGATTGTTTTAGTGAATGTACTAGATCACAACGATTTAAACAATCTCAAAGCGATGTATGAGTCGTTAGAAAATGAGAACGGCGATTTAAAACAGCTCAACGCCAAACTCATGCTAAACAATGTAGCAATTAAACAGGAAAATACTGCATTGAA